ATATAGAATATTTACAAAAAATGGTTCAGATATTGATGCTGGGAGCGTATCTATATATAATATGTCAGTTTTAATAGATAGTATTAATAATGCTTTTGTAGAAGCTACTACAAAGATTAATCAAGCATTAGGTGCTGGAACAATAACAACACCCCCATCAATTTCATTAAATTATCAAACTGGATTATGTACTCTATCATATCCTTCTGTTTTAGTACAATCGGCAAATGGTATACTTTTTAATCAATCTTTATTAAATATAGTATATTATCAATCAACATTAGACCAACAATCTGGACTATTTCAACTTGTTTTAAATCCTCAACGGGAAACACTTACACAAAATGTAAAGACAATTAACAAATTTAATCAATTAGACAAAATTCTATTTCGTTCTAATACAATATATGTTATTGGTGCATATTTTGGTATAAATGATAGTAATAATATATTTTTTGATATAGATTGTCCAACAACTGACTGGGTTGAGAATTTAGACCAAACATTATATTTTCAACCAAACTTTTTAAGAACATATTTTTTACGGTCAAATCTTCCATTAGACAATATACAAATACAATTATATTATCAATATAAAAATGGGACAGATTATGAACTATATATAAATAATGGAGAAAATGTCACTACTAAATTACAGTTTATTAGAAAATTTTAGATTAGTTTGAAATGATATAAAATATATTATTTTAAAATATAAAAAATAAAATCTATGATATAATTATATAATGAGTTCTAATAGAGAAGACGTCCAACTTGTTTTAGATAACAGATGTAATGTAAGTAAAACAACACACGCACTTGTAAAAGTATCCGGTAATAACGTAAACTTTTTTGAAGTAAATGCCGATACAGCGGGTCCATATACAAATATTTTAAATTTTAATAGTATAATAACTCCAGCTCTTGCTTCTACAGTTATATCTCGTAATCCTAGAATTAGATATCGGGTAGACGTACGAGTCAATGAAACTGCCGGTGGTGCTGTAGCATATCCAGCTGCTAATTATTTCCCTGTATTACCAAATAATGTTGTAAATAATAGTGTAGTTCCAAATACTGTGTTTCGCGCTTTCCCCCTCCAATCTATTACTTCAACCTTGAGCATGACCATTAATGGAGCAACAACCACCCTAAACTCACGCCAAATGCTTGATTTTATTCAACGTCGTCTTGATAAACACTGGATTATGAATCAAGCAACCGAATGCCCATGCCAACCCGATAATCTTTCTGGTCTTGTTGTTGATGGTGTTCCTGCAATTTCAACAGCATTCGGAACATTTACTGGGGCACTTAATTCATTACAAATTAATGGTGCCGGTTCAATAACTCAGGTTAATGGCGCAGCGTTAGGAGCTGGAACATATCTTGTTGAACCTTTAACTGCAACATCACTTCCACACGCAAATCAAGTTCTTTCTCGTTATGAGAATTCTCAAGGTGCAAATCGCGGTTCATTTAAACCTGTATCAGTAGCCCCTACATTTGTAGCGCAACCAACTCCACAGGCTTTAAGAACATATAGTTTCGATATTTCGGAACCTATTCTTCTTTCACCATTTACTACATATGATAATGAGACATACCTCGCAAATATCAATACTATGTCAATGGTGTTTAATTTACAAAGTATAAACGACATGCTTGTATCTGCTGTATTTAATAATGCTGGAGTTATAAATGGATATAATCCTAATAATTTATTAGGTGTAGATATTATAAATGCCAAACTTGAATGGGAATATATTCAAATTCCTCAAGATTTAGTAACAATTCCACCTGTTGTAAGTTATCCATATGAAAATTTAATTTATTTTCAAAAATCATTAGGTACAATTGCTTTTAATAGTGGTATATATACTAGTGTTCAAAGTGATACACTCCGTTTTTCTGCTCAACCAGATTTAATCGCCATATATGTTCGTCAACAAATTGCCAACAGAGATGCTTCAACATCCGCACGAACTTGTCTAACAGATACATTTTTTGGTATTGGTAATAGTAATGTTGAAACTTTAGCTGGTGTACAAGTCAATTATGGTGTTAAAAGTGGACAACTTGCAGGAGCATCTTCTAAAACTCTTTTCCGTATGTCAAAACGTAATGGCTGGAAAGGTTCATGGAATGACTGGTGTAATGGTCAAGCAGTTCTTCTTATAAATCCAACCCTTGATTTGGGTCTCAATTTATCGGCGGGCGATGTGCTTCCGATGGAGGCTGCCTCTAACCAAAACTTTCAAATTCAACTTACTATTAATGACCAACCATTACAATATGCTAATGTAGCACAAGCAACCTATCAAGCGGAACTTATGATTTGTCCAGTTTATAAAGGAGTAATTAACATCACTCCAAATTCTGCCCTATATAATCTTGGTGAACTTTCTCACTCTGAAGTTCTCCAAGCCCTTCAAACTCAACCAAAAGATGGACGCATGGTATCAGATGAAGTTGTAAAACCTTCGGTTCAAGGTGGTTCACTTTTTGGAACACTTAAATCACTTGTAGGAACAACCGCAAATGCTCTTAAATCTGATGTAGGTCAAAAAGCATTGGAAATGGTTTCTTCAATGGCAGGAAAAGGTTTACGCCATAAATAAATAGTATTTATGTATTCTATAATTTTTAAAATATAATGATATAATATATATTATTATATATGGATAAAAAATATATAAATTATATAATATATATGAGTGATATAAAACAATTTTATGAATTAAGAAAAGATTTACAAAAATTATTAGGAAAATTAACAAATATAATAATTGATTTAGAATATAATAATGATATAATAAAAATAAATCCTCCTAATGTTATTTTAAATAATTCATCGGATAGTTCAGATAGTTCAGATAGTTCAGATAGCACAATTGAAAATTCAGAAGATGATGAAATAGCATGTAATGTAAAATATGCTATAAATACAATTAATTCTGATTTAAAATTTTATATAAAATAAATATATTATTATATTATATATAATGGCAAGTTCTTATCAAATGTTTGTAAAAGAACATATTCATCAGTTTAAACATTTACCAGCTAAAGAAAGAATGAAAGCAGTGGCAGAATTATATCATAAACAAAAAGGTGGTGCTTCTGAGATGCCTGCTAAAAAAGGCAGAGGACGTCCTAAAAAAGGAGGTGCTATGACCGCTGGCTCATTTCTAGGAGATATCGTTCCTTTTGGTAATATGTTAGGTTTAGGTTTAGACGAAAAAGGCGGAGCAATGACTGCTGGAGTACTTCATAAAAAAATAGGCAGACCATCTAAAAGGGGAGGTGTATTAACGGCTGCCGGTTTTCATGGAAAATCTCCAACAATGACCGGCGGAGGCTGGTTTGACGATTTTAGTAAAGGCTTTATGCTACCATTTCAGGCTATAGGACAAGTAGCACCTGCTCTTGCTCATTTTGTATAAAATAAATAATATAATATAAATATATATTATATTATGTCAGGTATTGAAAAATTAGTTGAATATTTTAGAAAACAGGATTTATCGGGTGATGATATATTTAAAATGATTAAAAAAAATCCTGTTCCATATTCACAATTAAATAAATATAAATCAATAAATCAATTATTAGGAAAAGAGGGTTATGTTGTTATATTATATGAAGTATCGCGTAATAGTGGTCATTGGGTTTGTCTAGTTGAACAAGATGGAGGGAAATCATTATATTTTCAAGATAGTTATGGATATCCTCCAGACGCACCAATAACTCATGGATTAGTTCCTTATGATAAAGCAAATTTTCCGTTATATCTAACTCAATTAATACAAAAGGATTTTAGACCATTTGATTATAATAAAAAAGACTTTCAATCAAAAAACCCAAACACTGGCGATTGTGGTAGACACGCATCTCTGAAATGTTTATTAAAAGATATACCAAATGATAAATATAGACATTTATTTTTTAATAATCAAAATTCATATTTATCACCTGATAATTTAGTTGTATTATTAACATTACAAGGATTAAATAATATATTAGATTTTTATACAGACCCAAAAAATATATTAGATAGCAGATAAATTTTCACCATCACTATTATCAGAACTATCATCGCTACTAGATGGATTATAATCTTTATCATTATCATCATCATAATCAATAATTTTATCTTCTGTTATTCCTAATTTTCTTTTTTTAATACAATTATTTTTTAAATATTCTATTAATTTATTTTTATCAATATCATAAACAATTAAATGTAATTCATCAGTATCATTATTTTTTTTATTATTAATATAATTTTTATGTTCCATAGTATCAAAATGTTTTTTATTGCCTTCTTGATATCTTTTACCACATTCACATAAAATATATTTGACCATATATATTATATTTATATTTTATTTATAAAATGTAAGATGCATAAAATGCTAAAATATAAAAAAAATAAAATATATTATAATAATATATAAATGGGAATTAAATCCAAATTAAAAATAGAAAAAAGAAAATTAAGAGAAAAGATAAAAGAATTATTAAAAAATCAATCTAAACAATATGATGATATTTATAAAGATAATAAAACTAATACAATGCTATTTGATATAAATCAAACTAAAAAAATAAAGAATTCAAAACCTGATTATATAACATTTTATAATGAAGATACAAATAAAATAATTAGAACTTTTTCTATAAATGAATTAACAGAAGAATTATTAAAGGATACAAATACTAAATTAAAAGAAGTAAAAGAACTAGAAAATAAATTAACAAATAAATCAGTTGATGAAAATGATTATAAGATTTATAAAACAACAGAAAGAAGCAAAACGGTTTTAATATCTATGTTAGAGTTATTAATTAATAAATTAAATAATGATAATATTAGTTTCTTTTTAATAGGTGGCGGATTATTAGGAGCATTTAGACATAATGATTTTATACCGCATGACGATGATATTGATTTGGGCATGTTAGATATAGATTTTGAAAGTGATGCTATGGCTAAAATATACGATGAATTAGACGGCGTTGATATTATAGTGGATAATATAAAATATAATTTACATTCTACTTTTATAAATGGTATTATGAAATTTTATTGTGTATGTGATAGTATAAATGAATATGGACAATATAAAGGTAATCCATGTATTGATATATTTAAACATACAATAGAAAACGATAGAGTTGAATTATATCCTCCACATTTTAGACAACAATTCAAAAATTGTTATTTTAATATCAATGGATTTAAACCATTTCAAAAAATTAAATTTAATAAATTTGA